TCTATTGCTTCTGCTTAATCTTAGTCTTTTAGTTTTAATCTCATCTAATAAAGAAATAAGTGAATCAATTATAGTATTCATTTGTGTTATATTAGATAATGAACTATCAGAATCAGTTCTGATACTTCTATCTCTAGTGCTTGGTACTAATTTATCTAATCTCATAATTTTAATTATTTATATCTTTTTTTATTTTTTCTTCTATTGCTTTAACTCCAGAAAAAGTAATCTTTTCTTTAATCCACTTAATAATTGTTTCGTGTTCAACAGAAGAAAAAGGAATAAATACTTCTTGTTCATGAGCAAAATACATAAACTTTTCGTATCCATTTACACTTTTTGTAATACCTAACTCAATATCTTCACCTTCTACAGTATAATTTACTTCAACAATAACATCTTTTTGATCTTCTAGATCAGACGTTATAACTTCATTTATTATCCATTTATAATTAATCATAATTCAAATTTTAAAAATTAACCCAAGTAGTACCGTTGTAATAAGACATTTGATTTAAATCTGTATCATATACTTGTAATCCAGCTGCAGGAGAAACAATAGCATTTTTCTGAGTAGTTGTTAAACGAGGAAATAAAACACCTTTTGTTGTACTTGTAATTTGTAGTACAGCTGAATCATCACCAAGTTCTGCATCTAAACCTATTCCTACACTTAAATCATCTCTAACTGCAAATTGAATATCTTGAGCACTATTCTTTACGATTAAAGAATGTGTTGCATTAGTAGAAGTTTCACCTCTTATCTCAAGTTTACCGGCTGCTGTAAGATTATATTCATTTCCTGAAGATGCGTTAGAAAAACCAATACCCACACGACCATCATTTAAAATAGTAATGTCTTGTAATTTACTACTTCTTGGTCCATTCACTTCATCATTAGGATTTAAATTATTTAAATAAACACTCATTTTAGGAGCTCTACCACTATATCTACCTGTGGATATTGTAGCATAAGTTAATTGAAGACCGTTCAAAATATCACCTCTAGTAAAACTAACATGACCTCTTTCCCAAGTAGTTGATGTTCTATTTGAAACCCAAGAATTAATAAACCCACCACCTGAAGATGCTAATATTAATCTAGAATCTGTACCAGCAGAATCTTGTACTATTACCGGATTTCCGGTTGCAAGTAAGGCATTATCTTTTAATTTTAATCCACCTGAATTATTATTTACATAATCAACAATTTGATTCAAATGTCCAAATCTAGCTGGTGTTAAATCACTGTCTACTCTAAGATTCTCATCAGGGGAGCTTGGTATAAATTTTTCTAATGCCATAATTGCGCTTTTTACAGTAGTATACACTATAATATACTAAGAAAGTTTAACAAATAAAAAACCCGCAGAAATTAATCTACGGGTTTTATTAAGAAATATTAAATTGTTATTAGAATGAACCTCCAGTGATAGGGTTACGCATAACAATCTTCAATACCTTAGTAGGATCTTTAACCCATACAGCTGGCATTGTCTGACTCATGAATACACGGTATCCGTTAAACTGAGCAGAAGATTGGAATCCTTGAGTACGTCCCATGTAGTCCATAGTTCCATTCTGATAGAACCACTTAAGTTGGTTATCCCAAGAAAGCTTCAACATGTAGATGTTGTCGTTTACGTTGTCAGTTACATCAAAGATTACAAAGTTGTAAGAAGACAATGGGTTACCATCAATGATTGGGTTCTCAATATCATTAGTATGCAAGTTATCAAACGCTGGGTTCAACACAAACTTAACGTTAGCCAAGAAAGGAATAACGTAGCTAGTGTAAGCATATCCAAAGTTCAAATCCATACCTGAACCAGAGATAGCTCCTATATCAGCAGCTTGAATAACCAAACCAGACTGGATAGCTTCACGCTTGATAGCATCGTTAACAAGCTTCATTCCACCAATACCAGTTTGTACTACTAACTGACGCTTTGGATCTGGACCTTTAAAGTCTACCTTACCAGCGTAGAAGTTGTAAAGCTCAGACTTGAATAGATCTAAACTAAAGCTAGACTTGTTGTAGATACGCTTGAAAGAGTTATCTAACTGCTTCCACAAACCTACAGAAAGACGCATATCATCTGGACCATCCTGCTTGATACGTCCACCTTGTCCCCACATAAGGTAAGTTTCAATATCAGAAGCAATCTTAGTCAAGTGTGCAGATTCCATCTTAGTCAAGAAAGTACGTGATAAATCACCATTCTCAAATGCACGCTTAACAGCATCTTTACCCATAGTCTGAACCATTCCCTCTAAAGAAGAAACTGAAGGATCCATGTTGTTATCAAAGTTTCTCCAGATCTCAGTTACAGGTACAGTACCATCAGCATTCATACCACCTTTAAGCATCAAGTCAGCACGACTAGATACAGAGTAGTGTACGTGTGCTTCAGCTCCTCCTACATAGTTGTAGAACTCACGGAAACCAGCGTTGTATTCTCCAATGTCAGAAAAACGCTCACCATACTCACCACGAGCAGAACCTTTACGGAAGATCTTAGTACCAGAAGCAAGATACTTGTTCTCTAAGTACTTAGCGTTGTCGTTGTTTACTAACTGTACAGTGTAGATGAAACCATCACCAGTAGGGATAATGTCATCAGCAGTGATGTACATTTCAACACCATTGTACTTATCGTAAGTGATGATATCACCATGTCCAAAAGTACGCTTGTTAATCTTGATCTTGAAAGTAGTACCATCAATACCCTTAGTCATGTTAGTAGAGTCAATGTCCTCAATGATGTAAGGAAGCTCTTGAGCTACAGGTACTTGCCACTTGTACTCACCTCTGTGGTTGTCTACGTCAATAACGTTTTTACCACCAAAGCTAGAAAACTGATACAAAGGCATTTCTACCTTTTGAGTCATTGCCCAAAGATCTACAGGACCCATATCCATAGGTTCTGCACTCTTAAGCATGTTTACGAGATGGTAAGAATCTACGTGAGAAGTAGCTTTGTAGCTAGTATCACGTAAAAAGATACCATTGTTTAATGTTGGAGTTGCCATAATTTATTTTATTTTATATTTTGTTTTGTGTTATCTTTTAAAAATATTCTTTTGTCTTGGTAACTTACGAGATGGTTTACTTTCCTTCTCTTCAGGTACAGCTGATGCAATCCTGCTAGACTGTTCTGTTTTTAACTGTCTAACTGTATTCTCAACTGACTTGTTCTTACCTTGACTCATAATCTTGTTTCTGTAACCATCTGGATCTGATAATAACCAGAGTGCTTCAGCAATAAGATCATGTTGTGGTTCAACAAACTGGTACTTCTCTAAGAGATGTCCCAATAGGTTAGTGTTCTTACCTGAAATAGATGGATAGTTTGGTTGTACAAGACCTGCATATAACATAGACTGTGTCTTCTTATCAAGCTTCATACCATTAATTTCTCCTGGTTCTAAAGCTTTATACACACTATCCATGTACTGCTCTGCTGCTTGCTGCTGTTGCATTTTCATCTGCTCCTGCTCTGCAAGCTGTCTTTCTACTACCTGCTGTTGCATCTTATCCAACTTTGGTTTAAACTTGTTTGCTTGTGTTTCAAGTTTACCAAGATCTTTCCAAGTTTCAATTTCTTCAGAGATATCATTATCATCTCCAAAGTTTGTAGCTCTTAAGTAAGAACGTACAATCTCTTCTTGGTCCATCTCATCTGTTGGATCTAAAGATCTAATTTCTTCAGATGCTGCAAGTGCTCCAAACAATCCCTTAAGATCTGTACCTCCATTAGCTACATATTCTGCAGCGTACTGAAGCTCTTCAGGTAATGCTTCGTAGAACTCTTGTGGTGTCTGTTCTTTTACTTTACGCTCTCTTTCTTCAAAGTTAGCTTGTAATAACTCCTGCCAATCTTTTAAGGAGTACTCAGACATGTCTTTATCATCATCAAAAGGAATGATCATCTCATCCTCTATCAGCTTACTAAAGACTTCCACCATACCGCTTTTGTCTACTTTAGGTCTACCAGTTTTAGCTGGTTCTTCTTCAACCTCTTCTTCATCCTCTGGCATAGCTGTAATCTCATCTACAGCTGCTTTAGGATCTTCTTTAGGTTCTTCTGATTCTTCATCAGTAGACTCATTTGTGTCAGAACTGTCATTGTCAATAAAACTCATATCCACTTCTGGGTTTGAGAATATTGACTTCTTTTTTTCTTCTTTTTCCTCACCTGAATCAGGTAGCATAACGCTATCTGCTCCCGGTGTTCCACCAAAGATATCATCAAGATTAATGTCTACTTGTGATACTTCAGTTTGTTCGGTTTTAGTTTCACTCATTTTTATTGGTTTTTATTTTTTTGTTGGTCTACATTAAGAATATAATATATAGAAATAAATAAACTAAAAATATTTTACTACAGAAATGTCAATTTCAGCAGTATATAGCTAGCGTCTATTCCTCTTTATTTTTCTTAGCTTTTACATCATACTGATTCTTATTTTCTCTAGCTACTTCTAATTGCTTATTTGCTATTTCTCTTTTAGTAGCAAGCTCTTCTCTTTTAATATTCATCATGTCTTGACTTTGTGCTTTTTTAATATTATTAGATTCTCTTTTTACATCCATTTGTTGCTGGAATTCATCAGATTGTCTAATGTCTTTTAAAGCATCTTGGTAATCAGACATTTGGTTTTGATTAATATCTTGCATAGAACCATAACCTGCAGCTCTAATCTGAGCTACAAGTAGATCCTTCTGACGTTCTTTATCGTTTTCTTCTTGCTCAAACTGCAACTTCATTTGCTCTTCTTGCTGTTTAGCTTGAATCTGCTGCTGTTGTAGTTGCTGTTGTTGCTGCATCTCTTGCTGTCTCATTTGCTGCTGCTTCTCTTCAGTATCCTTAAGGATATGAGATACCTCAGCAATAGACTCAGACTTCATGATATTACCTAAGTCATAGATAGATGCACCAGTTGTATTGTTACTAATAGCTAATTGTTTTAACTGTTCTAATACAGCTCTATGGTTAGCTTTAGTTGTAGCAAAAATATTAAAGTCTCTTAGTAAGAATGTAGAACCCTCAATCTCAAAATTCACTTTCTCATCAGCAGATGTAGTGTATTGCAATCTTATTGATGGTTTAGTGCTATGATAATACTGAGATAAATCTGTTCTCATCTGATGTACACGTGGCATCAAATAATCACAGTGATTCATAAAGTATGTTTCTGTCTGTGCATAAGAATTAGCTGTTGCTATTCTTAAACCAGTGGCGGTAGCTTGTTCTACCTGCTGACCCATACGCTGTGGAGTTACACCAATTACTTCAAATGCTTGTTGCTTAAAGTAATTTGCTAACTGAGTTCTAGATAAGATTCTATTTGTCTGTTCTAAATTAAGAACCTGATAGTGTTGGAAGTTAAGAGCATTCTCAGTGTTAGTAATAGACGTATCTAATGGTAACATCTGGAAGTCTTTCATTGCAACATATGCTTTAGCAAGATTGTTCTTACCCCAATCTTCTCCAAGAGAGTGTCTTGGTAAAGCATTCTGATCTAACATAATTACTGTACCTAACTCATCTACAAGAATATCAGCAATCTGGTTATTTACAATGTTATATCCAATCTGGAATGGTTTCATTAAATCTACTAAAGATGTAGACCTAGCGTTTCTATCAGAGAATACAGAACCCTCTACAGGTAATTTACACCCGTACAATGTAGCATCACCTTTAAACTGGAATGGTACACGTCCTGGTTTTTCTTTATTGATTCCAATGTATATTGGGTTAATACCATCAGGAGAGTAGTTATTCATACCCCAGTATGCAGGATAATTAGGTCCAATCTTAGTACCACCCCATACTTCATTAATCCAAATCCAATCTATATGTTCACCTGCAATAAGGTTCTCCTTTGTTTTATTCTTAAATACCGATGTATCATAGATAGGTTTTAATGTAACTTTATACATCTCATCCACTACATCCTGTATTACATCTCCATTCTCATCTATACGGGTTAAGTGACCCAGCTTACGCTGTGATTTCCAATAGATAGTAGACACACGTAACATATCTGTATTACGATAATCAAAGAAATCTTCTGATTCAGATAGTATCCACTCTACAATATCTCCACCACCAGTTGGTCCATCATATAAAGATGTAAACTGTCTGTATGCTAAACCAGGTTGTCCTGTATTCCACTCATGGGATTTAGTTGCATCGTAGTAAGACCCATCATTCTGCTGTCCACCAATAGGATATCCAGCAGCTCTTGTAGGATAAATAGCTTCTAATGATTCCATTTGAGCTTCTGTCATCAGATATCCGTATTTATCAATGATATCTGAAACAGTCATCATGTCTATCTTACCAACCCAGTTACCCTGAGAGATATATCTTACATCTGGTGACTTATGATAGAATGTAGTTACAGGATTCCATAACTCTACATCATAGTCATCATCATTCATTTTAAAGTGCCAGAACTCTCTATCAGTAATAAGCATATCACGGAAAGCTCTTTCTTCAAGCTCATCCATTCTAAAACGCTCTACGTCTACACGCATCTGATGTTCTGCCCACTCTTCAAGCATTGACCTATAATCCTTCTTAAAGAACTGCTCAATCTCAGGTAGCTCTTTTAATGCTTCTGGTTGCATAGCTTGCTGAATCTCAGGATCTTCTGGATCAGCACCCATCTCAATCATCTGCATTGCCATCTTCATCTGTGCATCAGCTAATAACTTAGCTTCTACCATTGCACGCTTCTGCTCTAATAACTCATTATATGAGATCTCATCAGTAGTTCTGAAGGTAACTTTTGTATTACGCTTTGCAAATTCTGCTACTAATACATTAATTACATTAGGAATAATAGGATAGAACTTTAACTCTAATGCAGATTCATCTTCTTTTGTTAGTGTTTCTATTAAATCTGCATACTCTGGATCTTCTTCTACTATATAATCTGTACGATCAATAATACCTTTAGCAAGTTTGTAGTTCTTCATTAAACGCCTAGCATTACGCTTAAGCTGTTTCATACCCTGCCACTCTAACCAATCAAGGTTCCATGCAGCCCAATCATCATCTTTCTTCTTTTTAGGTAAGAACTGCATTGGTTGGGTTAGTGTACCCATCCTGTTATGTTCTGCTTTAGCTCCTTTCTTGAGCTGCATTGCGTTATAGACCTGCATATTCTGTAGTATTAATTGTGTGCTCCTCTTCTAACTCTTCAAAGTTTACATCATAAATTTCTAAATCAGATTCATATTCATAGTATAAGTATCTGATACTGTGATAGTTAGTATCTGTAGGAGTTGTATAGTAATCCATTATTTAATATTTTTAAAAGCTCTTTTAGGTTTAGACATACCAGAAGGACTGCGTTTTCCCCCTAGATGTCTAAAAGGGCTCACTTTAAATTTATACAAATTTGAGTTATTTTCCAAGGAATTGTTTGATTGCTCTCTTCTTTTTACATATCCTCTGTTAGATTGTTGTACAGAAGCAAATGCAACTAGTGCACAAAACGCAACTAAACGGTCAACGTTTAAACCTGGGTGATATGCCATCATTTCTGTAAGTAACATAGGGTCTGGTATTCTTGTAACACCGTATGTTTTCTTATATACCTTACCGTCATCATCAGTTACAGTATCTATTTCTTCTCTAAGGTATTCAATAGCGTATGAGATCAGGTGATTCTTAAATAGGGTACCAGTATTTCTCCACCCGTACTCCTGATACACAGATTTATTAGCCCCCAGTTCTTTTAAGAAAAGCATTTGATCCTTAGTTACAAGGTATCTTTGCTTTCTTTTTGATATCATATACTGTATAAACAACGATATATTGTTCTCCACTACAGTCCAAGCATTGTACCACTCAATAATTAACTCTAATCTTTCATGTGTTTTCTTGATATCATCAAATCTACCACACCATGCAGCTACAATACCGTCTTGTTCTATCTCTACTTTTACTTCTTGACCATCATCTTTTGTTATTTCAACGGGAGCTTTATACACATATATAGAACATAAAGAGTCACTTGTACTAGTTTTACCTTCACCCACCGGGTCAATAGATGCATAATACATCCCAAACTCTGGGTTTTTCTTAGGTCTATCCCATACAACTAAACATCCTTCTTTATCTTCTGCATTCTTTGGTATAGGAAATTGTTTA